TGCAAAGTCAACGACCGGAGCCAGCAGCATGGGCGATGGAGAAAGCCCAGGACTTACAGCAGATGCTGAACTCAATTATTACCGTCTCAGAAGTGGAATCGACAAGATAACCGCGCAGGTTAACTACCTGCAGGAATACATCAGGACGCAATGCCTGAAATAATTTTTTTGCAAATCACAAAGTCAATTTAATGAGCCTCGCGATGCGGGGCTTTTTTATGTCCGCAGTAAACGCGCTTCACACGCGCGACTTATGAACACAGAACCTTTCAGGATGACCCTTGAGGATGCCGGTTTGGTGATCGGTGCCTTTCTGTGGGCCGGAATCCTGTGTGACAAGGTTCATCACTAAAAGGTGAGCACTGATGAATTATCCAACTATCGTTAACGGCATCGATTTCCGAGATCTGATTTTTGTGGCAAACAACGAGCCGGTTACAGATTCTTTTATGGTGGCAAAAGCATTTGGAAAGCTGCCTAAGAACGTAGTTCGTGACATTGAGCGAACCATAGAAGCTTGCCCTCCTGAGTTTGATACAAAGCTCAACTTTGAGCTTTGCTATAAAAACAATGAGTTACAGAATGGTAAGCCGCAAAAATTCTACCGTCTCCGCAAGGATGGATTGATGCTTTTGGTTATGTCCTACACCAAAAAAGAAGCAATGCGTATCAAAATTGCTTACATCAACGCATTTAACTGGATGTACGCCATGCTTCAGGTTGGTCATCGTCAATTTGAAGAAGAGAGAAATGCCGTAATGCTGGAGTACATGAAAGAGAAGGATGTTGCCAGCATGTCAGGTCGCCTGCTAAATCGCTGGGGCAAAATTAAGAAGCCACAGCTGCTGGCTAGAATTGAACGCCTTGAACAGCACGGGCAAACCGTAATCCCCGGACTCATCAATTAACGGCAGTACCGCGAAACAACCCAAGCCAGTAAGTGGGGAAATAACACTGGCAGCCACTGAAAGATGAACCTCCTGCCTTATGGCAAAAAAGATTCTTTGTGGTGGCGGACTGATGGAAAGACATCCTAATCAAGCAACCACTCCACAGGGTCATAATTATGAACGACCAGCAAATCGAAAAAGAAATCGTTGAGAAAGGCAAAACGGCACCGCGAATCACCCCGCAGCACATCGAAGACGTGATTAAAAGCGAGCATTACTTTACTGCTTATGATGGATTAAATGGTGCCATTTCCAGCAACGAATATTGTGGCAGGGAAAAACCAGAAGAAGGCGATCGTGATTTATCACCATTGAAGTTGCTCACTTTCTGCGTACTGGTGCTGAAGAATGGCTTCACCGTCACCGGAGAGAGTGCCTGTGCAAGCCCGGAAAACTTTGATGCAGAAATTGGTCGGAAGATTGCCCGGCAAAATGCTGTAAACAAAATCTGGATGCTCGAAGGTTACTTGCTGAAGCAGAAGCTAAGCGAACAGTAGTTATTACAAAAGCCATTCCCTACAGAGTGGCTTTGATAATGGCTTATACCCTACACGGGATAACTTAATTGATATCCTTTTTAACGGATAAAGGCATTTCAGCCTGACATAGCCATGCGCCGTATCGTCGCTGTATTCCCTCATTAACAGAGACCGCAGCCCGACAGGGAGACTCCTCTGCGCGAGTGTGCGGGGATAATCAAAAACGATACACACCGGGGTTTACCGCGTTAACGGAGCGCGGCGTTGTCCCCTCATGGTCGCTGGTCCGGTGCGATGGTGGAAGAAACCGGACTACATTAAAAATGATAATCATTATTATTTTGCGGGTCCTCCTGGTGGGATGGGCCTGAACACGGGGCGGGCGGCGCGGAAAAAGGCGCATTTTTTGATTTTTATGGCACCATCACCACCAGTGTAAGTTATTGATATATAGAAAAATAAAAATTTTTAGTGTTGAATTTGGTTGTTTTTTGTTCATCACTGGCGTGTATTTACATAATTTTCAGGGGGAGTTATGGATCGTGAATTAAAAAATCTGCATCTGAATATTTCCCAACTGGCTGCATTATCCGGTGCTCATCGACAGACTGTCGCGGCTCGGGTAAAAAACATAAGCCCAGCCGGTGGTCATGAGAGCAATCTCAAACTGTACCGACTGACAGATATCCTTGCCGAGCTGATGAAAGCTCCTCTGCCTGTAGATAACGAGGAAATGGATCCTCATGCGCGTAAAGCATGGTACCAGTCAGAACGTGACCGACTGAAATTTGAGCAGGAAACCGGTCTGCTCGTGTCAGTCAGTGATGTCAGGCGGTCCTTTTCTGTCGTGGTGAAAGCGATAGTTCAGGTACTGGAAACCTGGCCTGACCGGCTGGAGAGGGACAGGGGGTGGACCGCATCACAACTGAATGAAGTACAGATTGTGGTTGATGAGATCCGCGACACACTGGAAAAGGCAGTCATTGACTGCTGTGATGAGGCCGATATGTGAATCAGGTGAACGAGAGCCATAGCCGCGCATCCGATATCTGGCGCGAAGTGGCCTCGCTGTTTCGCCCACCTGGCCGGTTACCAGTAGCGGAAGCCATCAGGCGTTATATGCGGGTACCACGGGGAGCCAATACTTCCGGTCCGTGGGAGTCATCGCTGACGCCCTATATGATAGACCCCATTAATACATTATCAGCCCGTGAATATGACGCGGTGGTGTTTGTCGGACCTGCGCGAACCGGGAAAACCGAAGGGCTGATTGATGGCTGGATTGTGTACGGCATCATCTGTGATCCGGCGGATATGCTGGTGGTGCAGATGACCGAGACAAAGGCGCGTGAGCATTCCAGAACGCGTCTTTCCAGGACGTTTCGCCACAGTCCGGAGGTCAGTAAGCGCCTCAGCCCTTCCCGTAATGACAACAACGTCCACGATAAAATGTTTCTTGACGGCTCCTTCCTGAAGATTGGCTGGCCGTCGATCACTGTATTTTCCTCTTCGGATTACCGTCGTGTGGCGCTGACGGATTATGACCGTTTCCCTGAAAACGTGGACGGGGAAGGGGATGCCTTCACGCTGGCCTCAAAGCGTACCACCACCTTTATGTCCTCGGGGATGACCCTGGTCGAGAGTTCACCGGGGCGGGATATCACTGACACCAAATGGCGTTGTGGTGGCGCACATGAGGCACCGCCAACAACGGGGATCCTGTCACTGTATAACCGGGGAGACCGCCGCCGGTGGTACTGGCCGTGTCCGCACTGCGGGGAATATTTTCAGCCGGTGATGGATAACATGACCGGTTACCGGAATAACCCTGATTTTGTGGCTGCCGGGCAGGCGGCCCGCCTGATGTGTCCGCACTGCCGCGGCCTGATTGCTCCGGAACAGAAGCGTGAACTGAATAACCAGGGGATCTGGCTGCGGGAAGGCGAACGGGCAGCGGCGGATGGCAGTATCACCGGAACCCCCCGAAATTCCAGAATAGCAAGTTTTTGGATGGAGGGGCCGGCTGCGGCGTTTCAGACCTGGGAACAACTGATTTTTAAACTGCTGGCGGCAGAAGAAGAGTATGAGCGAACCGGCAGTGAAGAGACCCTGAAAGCGGTGGTGAACACCGATATCGGACGACCCTATCTGCCCCGTTCAGCCACGGAACAGCGTAAAAGTGAACTGCTTGAACAGCGTGCCGAGCCGTTTCCCCGGCGATCTGTGCCGGATGGTGTGCGTTTTATTGAGGCAACGGTTGACGTACAGGGCGGTAAAAATCGCCGTTTTGTTGTGCAGATCACCGGATACGGAGAGCAGGGGGAACGCTGGATTGTTGATCGCTACAACATCCGGCATTCACTGCGCTGCAGTCCCAACGGTGAAAGTCTGCCGGTTGATCCGGCGGCATATCCGGAGGACTGGGATTTGTTGCTGACGGATGTGTTCCATAAAACATGGCCGCTGGCTTCTGATCCGGATGTGCGCATGCGTCTGATGGCCATGGCGGTGGATACGGGAGGGGAAGCCGGGGTGACAGATAACGCCTATCGTTTCTGGCGTCGTTGCCGGAGTGACGGACTGGGCAACAGGGTGTTTCTGTTCAAGGGGGATGGTCTTCGCCGTGACAGGCTGATTAACCGTACCTTCCCGGATAATACCGGCAGAAGTGCCCGCCGTGCCAGAGCCAGTGGCGATGTCGCGCTGTGGCTGGTTCAGACGGATGCGTTTAAGGACCGTGTAAATAATGCCCTGTGGCGTGACACACCAGGGCCGAACTATATCCACTTTCCCGACTGGCTGGGGCGGTGGTTTTACGATGAGCTGACCTATGAAGAGCGCGGCAGTGACGGAAAATGGCGAAAACCGGGCAGGGGCGCTAACGAGGCGTTTGACCTGCTGGTTTATGCGGATGCGCTTGCCGTTCTGCATGGTTACGAAAAGATCCGCTGGCCCTCCGCACCGGACTGGGCACAGCGGGAAACGTGGCTCGTCTTCCCGCAGGAGCGTTCTGGTGAAACGGTATCCCCGGAACTGACGGCCGGGGCAGAAAAACGCCGTCGCCGGAAGAAAAAACTGCGGACGGAGCGTGCGGAAGATAATCCATGGATAACATCAGGAGGCTGGTTGTGAGCACAGAAGAAGCCAGAGAAATGATACAGCGGTACCGTGAAGCGGAAATGGCTGTACTGGAGGGGAAGTCTGTCACCTTCAACGGGCAGCAACTGACGCTGGAAAGCCTTTCTCAGATCCGCGCCGGACGTCAGGAGTGGGAACGCAGGCTTGCCGCGATGGTGAGCCGCAGGCGGGGAAAACCGGGATTTAAACTGGCGAGGTTTTAATGGCAATTATTGATGATGTGATAGGCGTGTTTTCCCCCGGATGGAAAGCAGCCAGACTGCGTTCAAGGGCGTTAATCATGGCCTATGAGGCGGTGAAACCGACCCGGACACATAAAGCCCGGCGGGAAAATCGCTCTGCCGATCAGCTCAGTAAATACGGTGCGGTTTCCCTGCGGGAGCAGGCCCGTTTTCTGGATATCAATCATGACCTGGTGATTGGTGTGTTTGACAAGCTGGAAGAGCGGGTGATTGGTGCCAGGGGAATTATTGTGGAGCCTCAGCCATTACGAAAAAACGGGGAAATGGCGGCTGAGCTGGCTGCGGATATCCGCCGGTTGTGGGCTGAATGGTCCGTGAGTCCGGATGTGACAGGGCAGTATACCCGTCCCGTGCTTGAACGTTTACTGCTGCGGACCTGGCTGCGGGATGGTGAAGTGTTTGCGCAGATGGTCAGTGGTGCGGGAAACGGTCTGGAACGGACGGCGGGAGTGCCATTCTGGCTTGAGGCGATGGAGCCGGATTTTGTTCCCATGCGCACAGATGAATCCGCCGGACTGAATCAGGGGGTTTTTCTTGATGAGTGGGGAAGACCGAAAAAATATCTGGTTTATAAAAATTATCCGGTCAGCGGCCGGCAGAGTGATACGAAAGAAATCGCTGCCGGAAAAATGATCCACCTGAAGTTCACTCGTCGTCTGCATCAGACGCGAGGCTCATCCATGTTATCGGGGGTGCTGATGCGGATCAGTGCCCTTAAAGAGTATGAGGATGCGGAACTGACAGCGGCGCGTATTGCTGCGGCGCTGGGACTGTATATCCGTAAAGGTGACGGACAGGACTATGAAGATCCGGGGAGCAAAGAGACCGAGCGGGAAGTCCATATCACCCCGGGTATTATTTATGACGATTTGCGCAAGGGCGAGGATATCGGCATGGTCAAATCTGACCGTCCCAATCCCAACCTTGAAACTTTCCGCAACGGCCAGTTGCGTGCAGTGGCAGCAGGCAGTCGTCTGAGTTTTTCCAGTGCGGCGCGTAACTATAACGGCACCTACAGCGCCCAGCGGCAGGAGCTGGTCGAGTCCACGGATGGTTACCTGATCCTGCAGGACTGTTTTATTGGCGCGGTAACCCGCCCGGTGTACCGGACATGGCTGAATATGGTGGTTGCGGCAGGTCTGCTGAAAATTCCGGCGGATGTGGAGATGAAAACGCTATATAACGCGACGTATTCCGGTCCGGTGATGCCGTGGATCGACCCGGTTAAGGAAGCTGAAGCCTGGAGAATTCAGATCCGGGGTGGTGCAGCGACAGAATCTGACTGGGTGCGTGCCGGTGGGCGCAATCCGGATGAGGTCAAACGTCGCCGCAAGGCTGAAATTGATGAAAACAGCAGACTGGGGCTGGTCTTTGATACTGACCCCGTCAACGACAAAGGAGGCAACAGTGCCGGAACTGAACGACAGTATCAGCGCGACACCGAAAGCCAGCATGAAGAATAAATCCTGGTTCAGGATGCAGGCTGGGGGGCCGGGTGACGCGGATATTTATATTTATGACGAGATTGGTTTCTGGGGAGTTACCGCGAAGCAGTTTGTCAGCGAACTGAATGCACTGGGTGATATCACCCACATTAATCTCCATATCAATTCACCGGGTGGCGATGTCTTTGAGGGCATCGCCATTTTTAATGCCCTGAAAAATCAGGGGGCGACCATTACCGTGTATGTGGATGGCGTTGCCGCCTCGATGGCATCTGTGATTGCGATGGCCGGTGATACGGTCATTATGCCGGAAAATGCCTTCATGATGATCCATAAGCCATGGGGATTCA